ATTTCCTCTTTCGTCGGCACTTTTAAGATAAACGCCATACCCGCACCCCATCATCACCTTTGCGAATTGATGTCTTGATGCCCCGATAGCGCAACGCATCACGCAATCTGTTAGCATCCAGCACATCATCGAATAGCACGCTATCACCAGCTTGCATCGTGTCAACAAAAGCGATTGCTTTTGACCTAATTGCGTGCCGTCTAGGTGGCAGAGGTATGTTTTTGTCGATTTTCATTTATGATACCTAATCTTTCATTAAAACAGTTGACGTGCAAAACGTGTTTGCTACCGTCACAGACATAATCGTGGCCGTTTAAATCCACGTTTTTTTCACACCAGATGCAACGCTCTAGGCGCGGCATCCGGCGTGTTGGTTTTGGTTTAGAACGGGATCGCATCATCGATCGCTTGTGCCAATGTTACTGGCTGGCCCTGCGGCTGGCTTTGCGCTGGCTGTGGGTCGCTGATAGCGGCTGACATATATTTGTTGCCAGCTTTGCTTTCGCGTATCCACAATGCTATGCGCTTTTCAACACCATCGACATTGATCTTGCCGGTGTAGTCCGGCTGATTGCTGTCAGCGGTTTTGTTGTCGTTTTTAAAAATCGCGCCCCGATTTGTGTCGTCATAATCACTCATTGCAATTCCTCTTTTCTTTTACGCATTTGATCAATTTCATCTGGCGTCAGATCACGTTGGCCAGACAAACGTGTGTAAAGTGCGTTGACATCACGCACGCTATTGCATTTCTGCAATTCTTCATCAATGTTGGGAAAGGCGGCACCGACAGCCGAAGTGGGTTCGACTGCCGGTGCCTTATGGCTAGGCCGCGAACGGGAGGAAAACGCGCCACTGCCACTGGCTAAATTACCATCATCATCGTCTGCATTCAATCCGAACATAGTCATTAAACTGGCGCGACGCAGATATGTCACGCAACTAATGTACGATTGCGGTGTGTTCTTTTCTGGCCGGATCGGGATAGCACTGGTGAACTTTTCGCCGGTCTCAATATGCGACACCATAGTAACCAAGCAATCGTCACTGAAATACTGCTTAAAGGCCAAACCATAGTCAGCGATGCTGTTTAGCGCAGATAGCACATCACCCAAAGTGCTATATTGGCTTTTGAACATCGGGTTTTTGCCAGATTTGCCAACGGTTGCCGCACTGCGGAAATCGCTTAATGCTTTGTCGAGTTTTACAGCTTCCATAATTTTTTCGCCTTTTCTAAATATTCATCTTCTATTTTCCACTGGTACATATGCGACCAGTCTGGATCGGTGAAGCTGGCCAGCACTTTTGGATCGGTGCTAACCCGCAACAGGTTTTGCCGGATCAGTGCCTTTTGCCGCATATCTTCCACAGCATATGCCAGTGCATCAGCTTTCAATTCGTCACAGTTGAATGGCGTAAACATTACAGCATCGTGATCAGCTATGTAGCAGATCGATGGCGTCACGTTCAGCGCGTAATTATAAATGGCGGCTTGTGCAACGTGCGCCTTTTCCGGTGCTTTTGGCAGGGTCGCTTTGGCCCATCCCTGCGTGCCATCTTTAAGCAATTTGGTTTTGCGCGGTGCTTTGGTTTTAATTTCACAAAACATCGTATCCGGCACCAGCATATCAACAAAACCGATCAGCGGCACGTTGACACCATCCAGCCACGTTTCAATGCGTTCTTCATCGATCGAACCGACAAAGCCATATTCGGTTAATATTTGTATGCCATTGCCGATCATATCCGGTATGCAATCGCGGTATTTTTCGCGCTTGGCCTGATCCTGATTAGCATCGTGAAAATCAAACGCAATCTGCGCCGCTTTCACTTGATCACTTACATCACAACCGTGACATATGATAGACTGCAAGCCATTATGAACGGCTGTGCCGACTGCGGCGTTTTCGCCAACAGTTATGTTTTTACGATCATCACGCAGATACAGATATGCGTAAATCCAATATGCAGGCGTGCGATTTAGCTGGCTGACAGATAAGTGTGTCAGGTCAGCGTCACGCCATTCTTTTCCGATTTCCCGTTTCATTCCGCTACCGTATTCCACGGTTTCACATTTTGCAACATTTAATTTTATGCTTTACAGATTTATCGCATTTCGGCAATGATGGGCAAAATTAACCGAACGGGGGCAGTGATGTCTGGATTGAAAAGCCGCAATAAAGGCAAGGGCTATGAATATGAAATTGCTAAAGAATTGCAACATCAGCTTGGCCTTAATTTTCAACGCGAACTGGAACAAACACGCGAAAAAAACCTTGGCGATCTATATACTGATGATTGCGATTTTCCTTTTGTCATAGAATGCAAGCGCAGAAAAACCGGCGTAGATCCGAAATGGTGGGATCAGGTTTGCACTGCCGCTGAACAAGCTGGTAAAATGCCAGCATTGTTTTACCGACTGGATCGACAACAAACGCGGGTGCGATTGCCGGTGCAGGCAATGACATATCTGGCTTTTTTCATAATGTCCGGCGATCTGGCTGAAAAGCACGACTGGCGATACGCCTGTGAAATGGACATTGACACGTTCTGTTATGTGGCGCGGGAGATATTAGCAAATGGATGACGGTTATCAAACAATCGGTGATCGCACCTATACGATGCTATCGACAGAAAGCTGGATCGATATTAAAGATCTGACAGTGCAGTTGTTTAAAGGCAAGACCGGCATCGAGGTGCGGGTATATCCGCGACAGATTGAAGATGGCATTGAACCGCTTGGCGTGATCCGCGCTGATTACTGCAAAAACAAACGCAACCGGCACAATGTCATACCGTTCAACCCAAATAATCTGTCAACTGATCCAAATGGGGGCCGGAATGGAAACAACTGAAAATTTGAAGCTGGAATTGATCACGATGTCGATGGTGGCCGAAAAGTGGAAGGTCACGCCAGTGAAGTTGCCACAATACTGCCAGCTTGATTTTGCGCTTTTGCGTGATGGTAAGATTGCCGCATTTGCTGAAATAAAATGCCGCACGTTCAATATGAACCGCTACAAAACGTCATTGATCCATCTGCACAAGATGATTTATGCGCGGCAAGTGGCGTTTGAAACCGGCATTCCCACGTTTTTGATTGTGCGGTGGATGGATAAGGTAGGCTGTTGCAGTTTCAAGGTCGATTTTGAAACGACCATTGGCGGCAGGCGTGATCGTGGTATTGAACGTGATTATGGATTGATGGCCGAAGTGCCTATTGATGAATTTCAAGTGTTAGAGGTGTTAAATGAACCGTTCTAAAGCACTAGAAAATGTGCAAGCGATACTGAAACAGCGCGGGGAAAGTTACGGCGATCTGCGGAAAAACTGGACGCAGACAAGCCAGATGATGTCGATGATCGCTGGCAAAGACATAACGCCGGAGCAGTTTGGTGCGATGATGATCGCAATGAAACTGTCACGTCTAGCAAACAGCGACTGCAAGCACGTTGATAGCCTGTTGGACATTATTGGATATGCCGCACTTACATTGGAGATAATAAGCGATGAGCATTAAGGCAGTTTCGTGGGCATTAGAGCAAAACATCGGTGACAGTATTGCCAAGCTGGTGCTGATCGGCATCAGTGACCGTTATAACGATGATTATAATGTGGCGTGGCCAAGCATTAAATGGCTGGCAATCGCGGCAAGTTGTAGCGAACGCACTGTGATGCGTAAAGTGCAAAAGCTGGTTGAAATGGGGCTTTTGTCGGTCGATAAGACATCAAACAAAACCAATAGATACCATATTGAACCATTACGAACTAAGGTAGGTGACACAGTGTCACCTAGTGACACAGCTCTGTCACCTAGTAGTGACACCCATCTGTCACCCGAACAATATAAAACAATAAATAATAAAAATAGAAAAACCAAAGTTTGCGATTGGACGCCATCTGATGAAGATCTGGCCTATGCCGCTGACAAAGGTCTAAATGGTGGCGAGGTATTACAAGCAATCAGAATGTGGGATCAGCAAAACGGCAATAAAGCCGCATATGTCGACGTACAGGCGTTCTGGCGCAACTGGTGTATGCGTGATGCCAAAAACAAGCCAAAGCGCGTCACGGGGCGTTCTAGGCCGATTAACGGGCAATCTACAGAATGGACACCACCACAGCGTAAAATGATCAGCTTGGAACAGTGGCAGACAATGGGTGATGGATTACGCACCTATTACAAGCAAAACAGACCGGATGTGATCGCCGAATTAAAAAAAGTTGGTGCTGATGTGTAAAAAAGTGGAAATAAGTGTTGACTAGGGGTAAAAAAAGGCGCACTGTAAGTCATCAACAAGGAAACGGGAGTATCCAAAATGACTAAACAAATTAAAATTGGTGACATCGTTACAGACCTTTCACGCGATGATTATTCAGAAAAACAGTTTGTCGTAATTTCTGAAACGGCAAAGCGGTTTGGTTTGCAAATGATATTGAAAGACGGACGCGTTTGGGAACACACAAGGTATGTTGCAAAACACAACGTCAAGGCGGCGGCTTAACAGCCCCGCCCCAACAAATAGAGATCAGTTATGGAAAATTGGACTGAAACAATCGGTGATTTGATTGAGTGGGCTGACGGATCATTTGACGCTGTTTACGTCAATGAGGTTACTGGCGAAATGGAGTGGAAGCCAGCAACCGCAAAACAGATTGAAGCATATAAGCGGCATCAGGAATGGATTGCCGCTGGATGTCCTGACGTCACATTATCGCTTTCAGATTTTATCTAATTATCACAGCAAAACGGGAGTTTGCAAAATGAAATGGCTAGTCGTAACAGCAATCGTGCTAACGGGGTGCGCCAGTCGCGTGCCAATAGCCGATTTGCGTGTGTCCGAAGATAAAGCACAGCTTTATCAACGTGACGTTACTGAGTGCCGCGCCTTGGTCGATATGGCGGCAAGGTGGTATGATAGCCCATATGTGCGCGGTGTAATGCGGGATGATTGTTTAGAGGCACGCGGTCACAGCGTGATACGGTTTAAGCTATGAAGATATGGCAAGAAATATTTGGGCTGGTGTTTTTGCTGGCCGTGGCGTCACTGATGTTTGACGTGTGGGGTCGGGAATACACCATATGGGCTTGGATGTCCGGCAACTGGGGTGTGGTTCAGTGACCAGCTACCCAAAAGGCTTTGTGCCGCCATATGTAATGGATCACTATATGCCTTGTGACAACTGTTTCGGCGAAGGGCGGTATGAAATCGAAACAGGCAAGCGCGTAATATGTGAGATCTGTAACGGGCAGGGCGATGTTAAATGCGACCCGCCAGAAACTGAAAACGAGGAGATCAGTGATGAATAAGTACCTAATCAAAATCAAATGCGACAAGCAGGGCTTGGCCGAAATCTTAGCGGCGGCTATCGATAGCGAAGCAAACATTGAAATTGATTACGAAGCCATCAAAGAAAACACGCCAACAATCGTGCGAGAAAATGTTGATGTGCCGCCACCGCTGACAACTGCACCCGATTTCGATTGCAGTTACAAGCACCCGACAAAGAAACAGGGGAAAACAAGTGTAAAGAAGATTACATCGTGGGAACTTTACAAAATCCTGTTAGATCATTTCCCGAACAATGCACACCAACAAGTGCATTTTAAAACAGGTGAAGCATACGATTTGCAACTTGACTACGGCTTCAGCGGCACACGCAATGCAATTTCTGCACATCTAAGCAGAATGGCAACAGTGGGAGTGACGAAAAGAACTGGCGGCAATCCGCATCGTGGCGGTTACACCTATGTGTTGAACGCCAGAAAAAACAAAAAAGATTTTCTGCGGTTGATTTCACGTTATGAGAACGTAGCCAAAGCAAAAGAACGCAAAAGGTCACAGGATCAAAACCGTTGGTACAATCTTGGCTTGTTGCAAAAAGAGATACAGCAGTAGCTAACTGGAGAGAGGGAGCAAAGGCCGGTCATTGACCGGCTTTTGTTTTGCGGATATGGTTTGCAAATGGCATATGTGTTATTCTTTGAAGATATCGTGCAGTGCGCCCATCCTGAGTGTCGGGGCGAGACATATGGCTATGTCGAGGAAAACAGCGGCACGATCAACTGCACTGAGTGCGATGGCATCATATTCGATGCGCGTGATACGTCTGGCACTGTGGTGATTTTGGAACTGGAAGAAGAAACGACACACTGATGGCGATACAGTTATTAGCGGCACCATTGGCATTCGCGGGGCGATTAGTTGTAGGCGGGGCAGTACGCGGTGCGGCTGGTCGTGCTATGGCTGGTGGCATTGATCGTGGTGCGATTGCTAAAGCAACGGCAGGGTCGATGTCGATCAACGTCACAAGCAACCTGCCAGCTTTTGCGAAAACCATCGATGCGTTCGGCAAGAACCAGATGCCGTTTGCATATGCGATGGCTATCAATGATACAGCCAAAGATGTACGCGAACAGATCATTGAACGCAGTTGGCCATCAGATGTGACAGTGCGTAACAAACGATTTATGCAAGCCGCATTGACGCCTATCAGCAAG